CATTAGAAAAGGGAGCCCCTAGGGGGTTCCCCGCTTTTTAAAGCTGTGCTAAAATGCTTTCCATCCGTGTATAATATGCCGTTCCCTCGTTCAGTGTTTCCATATATTCCTCAAGGCAACTCCGCAGATTTTCTCTATATTTCGGCTTTTTGTTCAGCACATAATCGTAAGTTGTGCCGAGTTCACGGAACGGAAAAGCAGTCACCATCGGATTTACCGCACCTTTTTTCAGACCTTTTGCTAAAATCTGACTTTCAATAATTGCATCGTTTAAAGCGGTGTGGTCTTCGATAAAGTCGTAATTTTGCATAAGATACTGGAAACTTGTTTCCGCACTTGTTTTGAAATAGATTGCGCTTGCTGTTAAAAGTCCATACTCTAAACAATAATTGCGGTATTTGTCTATATTGATAAGACGTTCACAAGCCAGCCCCCACAAGTCGCACATCGGATATTCCTTACATCTTAACTTGAATACAGGGGTTAAATATTCGGGGTTTCCATCGCTATCATCTTTTGCCCCATTCACAAGGCGATTACAGTGCTTGCGCTGTCCTGCTTCCCACTCATTATAATCACTCCGATACAAATGATATATATAGCGTTCGGTAAACGGAATTGCTTTCTTGAAGTCGAAACAAGCGTTATAAGCGGTTACAAGGTCACATCCCGACAAGTCGTATTCAAGTTCATTCATAATATCGTTCCAACATTTTGCGGTTATCAAACCATTTGCAAGCAAGTTCATATAAATAGGGCGCTTGTCCTTATAATATGCGGTGTTGAATACGTTTGGTACAAAGAAAGTTTCCTGAACCAGATAATTAACTTTCTTGACGATATTACCCAGACGGTCAATAATTACCCAACCGATGTCATATACAAGCGGTTTTGCGATTGCGATTTTCTGCTTGTCCTTTGTAGACTTGCATAAATCATTTGCGAACGGCAGTGTTGCGGTTTCGGTGTCAAGTACAAGATAATACTTTTTTTTCATTTTGGTTTAAAACCTCTCTTTCTTTTTGTTGGTGTTGTTTGTTGTTACCTTATGTATTCATTATAACACAATAGAATAGAAATGCAAGCGATTTTTGCGGTGAATGTTGCACAAATTTCGGGATCAAAATTTGTGCATTTTTTTTGAAAAAATCACTTGACAAAACCTCAAAACCTGTGTTATAATGGAAATTTGGCGCATTTTCGTTCGAAAATGCGCCACTCATAACAAAAACCGCCTATTTTTTAGGCGGTCTGCACTCAATTAGGTCAATTTTGAAAGTTTTTGCCCCGATTTTCACCTGAATCAGCTTATTTTCCTTTAAAATTTCGATATTTTCACGTTCAACGCCCTCCGCGCGGTCAATATTAGCTAAAATGGTTTCAAATAGCTCTTTTTTCTCGTCTGAAGTGTGTACGGTTCTAGGTTTAGAGGACTTTTTACGTTCTGCGTTGCCTGCTCCGTGGTCAATTTTCATACCCTTGGCTTTTTCCTCTAATGCGGTTTGTTCCTCGTTGACTTCATACTCATTATCCTCAAGCCACATTTCAACCGCTTCATTTTCGGTGATACCTAGTTTCATATTTGCTTTTATTTCATCATCGGGAATTGAAATTGTCTTGCCATTTGCTAATGTGTATCGCATTTGTTCCCCCTTTCAAGTGGGGCAAGGGATTATGTGCCTTGCCCCCACTGCCTATATGATTTATTCCGCAAGTGCGAAAAGTGCTTTCTTCTTGTTCATCGTCTTGACGACCTTACCAGCCTCAACCAACTGACGAAGAAGTGCGCTCACTCTCTGATTAGACAATGCGCCAAGGGTTTCATCCTTACCCTGTAACTCGGTGACGGTTACTGCGCCTACTCCATCAAGTACATTGAGGATAGTTGCCTTGTAGTCCTCATTTGCCGCCTGATTTGCGGTAGGCTTTTTGTTTTCCGACTTCTTTTCAAAGGAAGTCTTAATCGCTACCAACTTGTCGGTTACTTCCTGCGGAAAGTCACCATTCTCGATTGCGAACGCCAGTGCCTTTACATTTGTCATCTTTTCCATTTTCATCAATTCCTCTCTTGGTTGGATTGTTTTTGTTTACATTATTATTGTACCATATTCAGTTTTAATTGTCAAGCACTTTTTTGAATTTTTTTTAGTAGGTTTTCAAACCTCGGAATTGACTGTCTTGTTTACCCCGTGCGCACTATTTAGGGTTTCCCGCCCTGTTAAGTCGCTTCCTTTTATCTTATGTATTTATTATATCATATTCTTTTGTGCTTGTCAAGCATTTTTTTTGGTTTTTCCTATTTTTTGAAGTGGCGGTGAGACCGATTGAAGTTGCTTGAAACTTTCCTCTTCCACTTTTTATTTCTTTCTTTATCTTATGTATTTATTATAACAAAAAATTTTTAAAAAATCAATATCGGAAAGATGCACTAATTATGGGATAGATCTTTGTACAATTTTTTTTGATTTTTCGCTTGACAAAATCTCAAGGGTATGGTATAATGGTGAATTTGGCGCGTTTTGTTCCAAAACGCGCCACTCATAAAAAGAGGGCTTTTTAGCCCTCTTTGTTATTTTACATTGTCATTATACTACATTTATTCTTCCGTGTCAAGGTTTTTTTCATAAAATTTTACAATTTCTTTTTTAATTCTCTCCCACATTCCCATGATTTCCTCTTCATGGGTTTCCATGTAGTCTACCGCCCAAGCAGTTGCCACAATCTCATCGGGGAGGTTGAAATACTGATATTCAAGTTTTTTTGCTTGCTTTTTTGTTTCAATGGATGCCATCTCTTTTTCGATGCGGTTCTTTTCCGCCTGACAAAAATCATAAATGACATCACTTTCCATTAAATCCTCATACGTCATGTTATGCCCGATTTCATGGAATAAAGAAAGCATGAAACAGTTAAGTGGTTTATATCCAAAACGCTCTTTTACAAATTTCAGAAAGAAAATATCTTCCATACGATTTTCAAGCAAGGTGTATTCAATAGAGTGGTTATCCATCCGCCATTCCCAGTCACCCATGGAGATTTTTTCAATTCCAAACTTCGCAACTTCCGCTTTAATTGCCTTGTTAAGTTTCTTCATCCCTTTCATAGTTCTTACCTCTCTTTCTATTACTATTGTAACATAGTTAAAGGAGATTGTCAATGCCCTTTTTCAAGATTATTCCAACCCTATGCGCACATTGACTTCCTTACACACTTGTCGGGGTTTCGTTTCAAGTTTTACAAGCCCCTTTATCTTGTTACTATAATCATTATAATATATTTTTATTTATTTGTCAATTATTTTAGGAAAAATATTTTTTTAAAAAATTTGCAATTTTCACTTGACAAAACCTTAGAACCTGTGTTATAATGAAATTTTGGACCGGGCGCGTTCGCGCGCGGTCCACTCATAGAAAGAGGGGGATTATTCCCCCTCTTCTACAATTTCCCATTCTCTTTTATCCTTTAGCCCTTTTGCAATTTCTGCATAATCATATATAACCTGGTCAAAGTCTGCGAGATAATCCTCTTCTACACTCTCAATATAATCCTCAAGAGTTTCTATCATAGAATCTTCGTCACCATAGGCTAGGCACTCACCATTATATTCTTTCCAATCTTTTTCAATTCTCTCTATCGGAATTTCAATTTCTTGATGTTTAATTAATTTTAACACTTTTGCCATTTTTGCATATACCTCCTTTTTATTGCGGGGTGGGGGGTTTTACCCCACCACCTCAGTTTCTAACAGTTCCAAAAGAGCCTTAATGATATTTTCGTTTGCGTTAATTGTATCACCGAGTGTCCATCCCTTGCGTACCTGCTCATTATCATCAACAAGTACCTGAAAACCGCCTATACGCCGTGTACAATTTGCTTTCGTTGTGCCATACTTTACAAGGTGGATTTCATCGTAGGGGAAATCATATCTTGTAAGCCATTCAATTTTTGCTTCACGGACAAGAGCATCATATGCGGGAGTGCTACCCTTTGACAACCACGTTGTCACCACAATACGCCAGCCCATTTCTTTAAACATTTTCAAAAGACCATTCAGAACGACCATATTATACATCGGTTCTGCGTCGACATAAGGGCGAGGATTTTCCGCTCTTAAATCATCGAGCCAGTTTTCTACCCCATACAGATTAGCGATTGTGCCATCCATGTCAAATACTAAAGTTTTGTTCATTCTTATTTACCTCTCTTTCTTTTATTTACTATACTATTATTATATCATTTTAAATACATAAGTCAATAATTTTTCGCTAACTTTTTGCACAAATTTCGGGATAAAAAATTGTATAATTTTTTTCTAAAAAACGCTTGACAAAAACCTTGGGGTATGGTATAATGGTGAATTTCAGCGCGCGGCGACCCATCGCGCGCTGATGAAAAGGGCAGGGATTTCTCCCGCCCGCTCGACTTATTTGATTTTCGTGTACTTCGCCTTGAAAGTACCGCCCTCCGCCTTAATCTTCAACGCTTCAGCGTAGGTCTTTACCTCTACTTTTTTACCATCCTTGGTTACACATTCATAAGTTAATGCTGTCATTTTTCTTACCTCGCTTTCTTTTGTTTGTTTACATTATTATTATATCATATTTTTATTTATTTGTCAATAATTAATTTTGTATCTATTTCAACATCTCCAAATTCACGAAGTTCATCCTCTGTCATCTTATCGAGCATGTATAATAAATCATCTAAAGTTTCAATGCCCCATTCTAATTCATCTTTAAAATACTCAAAACTAGGCATTTTAAAAGTGTAAAGTTTTTTATAAATCATTTTACATACCTCCATACAAAAGTGTTAAAAAGTAAATGTTTAAAGTTGCGCTTGCGGTGTGCATAGCAATCGAGTTAATGTGTCTATCTGTGGTAAAATCTTTAATAAGACCAAACACCGCAAGAGCCAGACCAAACCACGAAACAGACAGACCAAAAATCATAATCAGTACAACATTGATAATCTGAATTACTGCCCGCAAGTCGTTCATTTCAAACTTATAAGGTTCGTTAATGTTGAAAAATTCTTTCATTTTTTTCCTCTCTTTTCTTTATCTTATGTATTCATTATACTACACTTTCTATTGTTTGTCAATAAATTTTTTATAAAATTTTTTGCCCGGGCCGAACATTTGTTCAGTCCCTTATTCCTCCTCTTCTTCCTTATCCATATTATTTAAAAATTCAAATTCAAATACAGTGGTTTTATCACCAAACTCATCATAGAAAATGCTATCATAAGCAGTTACCGCTTCAATAAAGCCATCCACCTCTTTTACTCGCAATCCTTTGATAATATCTGCAACAATAGAGAATGCATCCAACTCTTCTTTTGTAAAAGATACCTTTACTCTTGGACCAACGATTGTCATTTTTTATTCCTCCTGTTTTTTCTTTATTATACCATCTATGGGGTTGTTTGTCAACCCCATCTTTTTAAGGGTTCTGTATATTCTTTTGTTAATTCTAATAAATCTTTTAGTGAAGAGTTCGTACCAAAACTCAAATTACTACAACACATTACAAGCCATTGAAATACACTGTATTCATCACCTAAAAATTTGTTAGGGGTAAATCTTTCTTTCTCAACATCATCCTGATAACAGTGGCGGACATCGGGATGCTTTGTACTACCGCCCCACCATTCTACATAGGTTCTCTTACTTGCAATATTAGAGTAGATTAACATCTGCATTTACCTCTCTTTCATTTGATAATATTATTATATCAAATTATCAGAATAATACAATAGACAAAATAGATAAATTTTAGGATAAATTTTTGTATAATTTTTAATTAATTTTTGCTTGACAAAATGTGCGGGAGGTGGTATAATGGTAAATTTGGGTCGCGCCGTTCCTGCGCGACCCACTGAAAAGAAAATGGGCGATAACCGAAGTCATCGCCTAAAGAAAGAGAGGGAACGAAACGTATGTTGACGAGTGCGCCCGAGGGGGAATTGAACCCCCATTGACCAAATTAAAAGTTTGGTGCCATACCTTTAGGCGACGCCCTCTTTTATTTTTTGTTACATGTATATTATACCAAAAATTTTTAAACTTGTCAAGTTGTCGAGTCGTGTGCCTAACCACTAGGCTATGGGCGCAGGTGGGGAGGTCTTACTTGACCTTTTCCCCTGCTACTTTCCCCGTGGGGAAAACTACATTGGTTCCAAACAGAACCTTGAAACCGCTTGCCTTTGCACGATAGCGGAAGTCGCGGTCTGCGCTCCACTTGGCGATGAACTCCGCCTTGGTTTTCGGACATTCCTCAAAAGTTACCATTCTCTTAATCATTTTGTTTTCCCCTTTCTGTGTTTGGTGAGAGTGATTGAAAACTCTCTAAACTGTATTTCCTTTTGTTCATTTACTATTGTAGCACTTTCCTCGCCATTTGTCAAGAGAAAATCACAAATTTTTTTGATTATTTCAATTTTTTCTGGATCTTTCTTGACTTCTCTTTTTGCGGGTTTGCGTGCGGTTTCCGCTTTTTCATATCGGCGGGAGGCGTTAGCTTTTATTTCCATTTCCGCCATTTTCTCTGCCTCTTCTCTTGTAACAGGCTCGCCGTCTTTTTCAGCATCCGCCATAATTTCAAGAATTAGCTTTTCTTTGTTCATTTTGTTACCCTCTTTTTGTTGGGGGGTAGTTTCACTACCCTACCCCCATCCGCAAGTTGCTATTATGCGATAGAGAAAAACGACTTTTTCTTGTCTACTGTCTTAACGACCTTGTTAGCATCAATCAGCTGTCTCAAGAGTGCGGATACACGCTGATTAGAGAGTGCGCTGAGTTCAGCATTTACGGTCTGAATTTCAGTTACAGTCAGCGCCTTGTCTGCATTAGTGAGTACCTCGATAATAGTAGCCTTAAAGCCCTCGTTTTCTTCCTGATTAGCAGTCAGTTTCTTGCTTGCGGATTTCTTCTCGAAAGAAGTACGGATAGCAACCAACTTCTCGAACACATCAGCCGGAACCTCATTCTCGAAGTTCTCGATTACATAAGAGAGTGCCTTTACATTTGTCATCTTTTCCATTTTCATCAATTCCTTTCTTTTGTGTGTTGTTTTTGTTTACATCTTTATTTTATCATATTTAATTTTATTTGTCAAGAGATTTTTTTATTTTTTTTGTTTAGCGGGGTCTTTTTGTTTTCCGCCCTTTTCTTATCTCTTTACATTTATAATTATAACAAAATATTTTTAATTTTTCAAGTTGGAATATTGCACTAATTTTGGGATAAAATATTCTAAAAAATTGTGCAAAATTTCCTATTGACAAAATGGTGGCGGCTGTGGTATAATGGAAAATTGGGGCGCGCAAGGAACGTGCGCGCCCCGTCGCACATTAGGGGTAAATGTCAAGTATTATTTTAAAATTTTTCAAAAAAAATTTTGCCCCGGAAAAGGGCGCCCCAATTTTAGGGGCGCCCAAAGGAAAGAGAGAGTACGATCACTCGATAATTTTCTTTAATTTGTTACGGATCAAGATAAGAGGTATTCTCGCCCATAAAAAGGTAGTTAAAGCAATATCAGCAGTATCCATAACACCATCTCTTGCAACAAGCATTGTAATCGCAATTCCGATTAATAAATAAACCAATACAGCAATTAAAACGATTTCTAAAGTAGTAAACATAATATCACTCCTTTCTTTTGGGACGTTTCCACTCGCCCGATGCGTATTTCTCTTCCTTTATTTTATTATACCGCTCTTCCGCCTCTTTGTCAAGTTTTTCTTTGTCATATTCCCGCACTTTTCCCATAGCATAACCAAAGGTTGCAAGATCACGAGCCGTCCAACCACGCTGAATACAGATTTTTTTCATCCCCTCATTCAGCAATTGACGCTTTACAGTAGCATTATGAATATCTACTTTATCATTTCTCTTGACAATGCAAGATATAGGGCGATATTTCTTTGTGCTACAAAACAGGGTTACTTGATATTCCATTTTGTTACCTCTCTTTTCTTTTGTTAAAAACATTATATCATATTTTATTTTATTTGTCAATATTAAATATATAAGAAAATATATTTTATGGTAACTTTAACTTTTAAAACAATGCGATCCTTATAATCAGTCCAGTCGCCCATATCTCTATTAGTAGTTAAGTTTAATATACGGATATTACGTCCATATAAATCACGTGGTTTTTGTTCAATCCATTCAATAACTCTCATCATCTATTCCTCCTGTTCTTATGGAACACCCTATTATACATAGGGTGCCAGTGTTCTTTCTACCTTACACAAGTCAAGGTTGGTTGCATCTTCCCAGAAACAAACAGCTAACTCGAACATATCATCCGCATCTTCCACCGGATAGCTCATAGTATAGGCGTTAGGACAAGCCGTTGTAATAATCATATCCAAAATTGCGGGAGACACCTTTGCATACTCGATAAAATAAACCATAACATTTTCCTCTCTTTCTTTCTGTTGGGATTTACTTCCTTGCTACAAGTATAATATACCATATCCTAGGGTTGTTGTCAAATATTTTTATATAAAAAATTGCACAAATTACGGGATATTTTTTTGTATATTTTTTTACAAAAAAAGGCTTGACAAACATTCAGAAATATGATCCAAACATACAACCCGGCACGCGGCGGTCCATCGCGTGCCGCCATAAAAAAAGGAGATCCCCTAAAATTCAGGGGATCCCTATTAGAGAGAGGAGGGCAATCACTCGAAATCTTCATCTTCCGCTTCTAACATCTGTTCCATCGACCTATATCCGGTGCGAACAAACAGTACAGCGTTTAAAACTTCTATCCACTCGCCGCCCATAAGGTTTCTTGCAAAGTTGAGTTCATCTGTTGTTGCAATTCCCATATCTACCAACTGGTCGTACATAATCATTTCTTCTGTTGTCATTTTATTTTCCTCTCTTTCTTTTTCTTTATAATCTTATTATATCATTTTTTTTGATTTTGTCAACAACTATTTTTATTTTTTTTATGAGGCGGATTATTTAATCCGCCTCATCCACAAGGGCTTCAAACTGAGGTTTATATACTTCTCGCCATTCTTTTGATAACTCTGTATAAGCCTCATAAGTAGGAGTGCAATCAGTCGTAACGAATGACCATATAGCATCAGCCTGATTCATACAAAATCTAACACCGTGATAATCTTTTACACATTCTTTAGCTGTTTCAAGCCAATTATTTACTTTCTTTCTTGCCTTGTCAACAATAACCATCATCATTTCTTCGTTCATATCCTTTACCTCTCTCTTTTGTGGGGGCTTACCGTATCCCCTCTGTCTGATTATATATTATCATACTCACCCCCTGTTGTCAATAGACTTTCGCAAAAAAGTTTCATAAATCGGGCGTAAAATTTTTGTGCAATTTTTTCAAAAATTAGTCTTGACAAACTGCGATGCCCTGTGATATAATATTTCGGGCGCCAGCGCCCGCCCACGATAAATAATTTGGAGTAGTTGTATGAACAACTCTAGACAACTTCAACCGGATCCAAGTTGTCTAAAGGTGTTCATACAACTAAACTGAGTTGCGCATACAATTCGGGATCTGAACAGCTGTTCGCTCGAACACATTTTCGATCGAACAACTGTTCGAGTAACCGAACAAACAAACAAGCGGCGCGCGGTGGGCGTTCGCGCGCCGCCAAATTATATCACAAAAATTGGGGGCTGTCAATAGGCAAAATGCACAAATTTTCAAATTTTTTTTAGGGGTATTATATATTATTTCAAAAGTCAATAGGCAAAATGCACAAGGTTTTTCAAACATCTTTAGCAAAATTGTCTATTGACAAGAGGAAAGAGTTTTATTGTATCATTAGTGTATATTCTAATGTGCTAGATAATAATAGCAGACCCAACACGAAAATTGTCCCGATTGCACATAAAACCTTTTCTTTCATTTCCATCATCTATACCTCTCTTCCTTATCTGTGGGGCTTACTGTATCCCCTTGTTATGATATAAGTATATCACATTATAGTAATAAGTCAATAAGTTTTTCAAAAATTTTCTTAAAAAAAGTTTTCAAAAAACTATTGACAAAAATATCATTTCCATGGTATAATAAAGGAGAGACCCTCTTGCGGATCTGTAAGAGGGTTTTTATTTTATTATACTACAAAAGGCAATAAATGTCAATAGAAAAAGTAAAAATATTTTTAGGAAAATTTTTCAAAAACCTATTGACAAATTTTCGTTTTGATGTTATAATGAAATGGGGTGCTCGCGCAAATTCGAGCTGAGCCGGTTAGTTGCGACTAACCTCGGTTAGTCTAATCTAATTTAAGTTAGTTATGACTAATCCTGCTGCCGATTTTGGGATAAAAAATTTAAAAAAAATTTACAAAAAATCTCTTGACAAAATGCGACGACCTGTAGTATAATAATAATTCGTGCCCGAACGGACGTTCGGGCATAAGACGATAGGAAAGGCGGGAACCGCACCCCGCCTGTTACCTGTTTATTCAAAATATACCGGTTCCCACAACCGCACATCTATCGTGCCTCGGTAGTCTTTATTTTCTTTTGCTTTTGTTTCGGCTTCCTCCTTGCTGTTTGCTATGATTGTCAAACTCTTATGCCCAACTTCAGTATTGATTTTTACTATGTATGCCATCCTCTTTTCTCCTCTTCTTTTGTGGTGGTGCTGGGGGTTATTCCCCCAGCGCCTTTCTTAATTTCTGCCAAAGTGCCCACTCATCTTTTGCCATTTTCAGCGCCAGTTTGGGCGCCCATCCGCTTTTCCTATAGTATCTGTAGTATCCGTAAATTTCCTTTGCCATTTTCAGCGCCAGTTCGGACGCCCATCCGCTTTTCCTACAGTATTTGTAGTATCCGTAATTTACTTTTGCCATTTTCAGCGCCCTCCTATTTTTTGCGGTAGCGGGGTACTTTTCTGTTTCATCAAACTGTTTTTTGTAGTCTTCCCATTTTTGCTCATTCTCTACAAGGAAAACCTCGTATAATGCTCTTGCTTTTTTGTAATGCTCTAAAGCATCTTTCCCATAGGGGGTATTCTGTGCTAACTGTAAGTGCTTTTCGATTTCTTCCCAAATTCTCATTTTGTCCTCTCTTTCTACCGCCTTGCGGTGTGCTGTGTTGTTTGCTATGATCTTATAATACTACTTTTATTTTCCCTTGTCAACACTTTTTTGAAATTTTTTTAAAATTTTTTTTGGTGTTGTCGGGGGCTTTTTGCCCCCGATTTTATTTAGTTTTCAAGGTGTATTTTTGTAGAGTGCTTTTTCCAGTTCTTTAAATTCGTTTTTCCAGTAGTAGTCTTTCAATTCCTTTTCGTATCTCCCGCCCATTTCCTCGGCTTCTTTGTTGTACTTCTTAACTAACTCCATCAGTTCCTCTGCCTTTTCCTGAATTTCCTCGGTTAAAGCTATCATTTCCTCTCTTGTCATCCCTTTACCCTCCTGTTTTTGTGGCTGTTTGCTGTTCTGATTATAAGATACCACATCCGCTTTTCTTTGTCAACACTTTTTTGAAAAATTTTTTTGTGGTGGCTCGGGGGATTTTTTCAATCCCCCGATTTATTTTTAGAAAATATCTACTCTTGTGATTGTGTAGTTTTTTAATTTCTGTAGAGCGATTAACTCATCAATTGTTAAAACCTTAAATCTCTTTTCGCTTGTGTTCTTCTTAAAGAATGTAACCTTAAACATTTGTTTTACCCTTTACCCTTTCCCCTTGCGGTGCTTGTTTTCTGTTTCTGATTATACTTTATCACACTTCAAAAAGATTGTCAATAGATTTTTTGAAATTTATTAAAAATTTTTTTGAAGTGTGGGGAACGGCTTTTTGCCGTTCCCCTTTATGGATTAGTTCCAAACGTCTACCGAGTGAACCATCCATCCCCATTTTTCAAGAGCCATCCGCCACGCATCGTGCATGTCTTTTGCGGTGAAGATTGCCATTGTGTCATCCTTGAAAATTGCTACATACTCTCTTGTCATACCTTTTACCTCTCTTTCGTGGGTGCTTGTTTTGTTGTTGAGATAATAGTATCACAAAAAAATCAGTCTGTCAACATTTTTTTTATGCCCGTGGTTATTGCGTTTGCGGCGACCGGATCCCTGGATCCCGCATAGATACTGGCTTTCAAGGGTGCAAACTTTTTTAATGCCCGTAAATACTGGCTTTCAAGCATCGAAAACAGACTTCACCCCGTATTTTCTACATTTTTATTTTAAAAAAATAATTTTAAAAAAAGTGCTTGACATTATTTTACAAAAGTAGTATAATAGATGGTTTATTTATTATCTTTAAAAAGCAACTATCTATTATACTCTTCTTTTGTTTGTTTGTCAAGCACTTTTTTAGTGCTTTTCTTTTTTCTTTTGTTGTGTTATAATAAAAGGTTGTGGCTCTTGAGTTAGTTCCGTCTAACTATAGTTCAAGCAGCTTGAACTTGAGTTAGTTGTGTCTAATTAGAGTTTAAGCTGCTTGAACTGTAGTTAGTTTAAACTAATACTTTTCCTTTCAAACTAACTCTTGTTACAATCGCCTAACTATGGTTAGTCTTGTCTAACTGTAGTTAGTATTATCTAATTTAAGTTAGTTGTATGAAATACTTTTCCTTTCAAACTAACTTTTGTTGCATTGATCTAACTGTAGTTAGTTTAAACTAACCGCACTGTCCTAACCCTCCATTGTATCACATTGTTCTCTTGTTGTCAAGAAAAAAATATTTTTTCTTTTGCTCGAAAAAAGTGCTTGACAAATTTGTGCCATGTGTGGTATAATTTTTCGGGCTTTGGCGGTTAGCTACGCTTAACTGTGGTTAGTTATCCCGAATACTTTTCCTTTCAAACTAACTTGGATTGCAATAGGCTAACTGTAGTTAGTTTAAACTAACTCAAGTTAGTTAAGACTAATGCTTTTCCTTTCAAACTAACTTAAGTTGCAATGAACTAACTTGAGTTAGTTGCGACTAACTGGACTACAGCACTCTCTTTTATTCTACTACAAAAGTCTAGTTTTGTCAAGAGTTGCTAGTAGATTTTTTTAAAAAATTTTTTTTGAGATTTTTTCAAAAAAGTATTGACAAGACTTTTCAGATGTGTTATACTTGAATGGGATGCTCTCGTGGAATTTCGAGCTGCGCTCGATCGTTTACAGATGTTGGCGACTCGCAAAAAACGCGAGTCGCCTCGCAGCATGTTAGCACGCCTCGCTGCATTTCAAAGGCTTCACTTCTATTATACCACGCTCCGCGCAGATTGTCAAGAAATTTTTTAAAAATTTTTTTAAAAAAATTTTTCTAAAAAGTATTGACATTTCTCTTGTTCTGTGTTACAATGAAATGGGGATCTCACTGTTGGCGTGCTGCAATGGCGACTATGCGCTGCCGGCAGCAGGTAAAAATACATTTTTTTGCATTTTTTATTAAAATTTAAAATTAGCTATAACTAACTTAGGTTCAATCTACCTAACCCGAGTTAGTCAAGACTAACCTGAGTTAGTTATAGCTAACTTAAGTTAGTTGTATGCAATTTGAGTTAGTTGTGTGTACATTTTAGGATTCGAACGTTCGTTCGACCGAACAGATGTTCGACCAAACAAACATCGAACATCTGTTCGATTGTTCAATTCGGCGCGCCTTGGTTGTTTGCGCGCCGGCGTTTTTTGTAAGCTCTACGCAATGTTTGGCTTTTTGTATGGGGGTACTATTTCCGGATTTTTCAAAAAAATTTTTTGTATTTGGCTTTGTGCTGAGCAAAACTCTCTCCAAATATTTTTTCAATTTCAAAAAACGAAGAAAGCTCTCCAAAATTTTTTCAAATTTGAAAAACGAAACTCTCTCCAAATATTTTTTCAATTTCAAATTACGGATAAATAAAGGGAGAATCGTTTCCACGATTCCCCTTTAAAAATTATACGCACCTCTATCTTTTCTCCGTTTTACTATGCTTTACCATAAATTTTTTTATTTACTTCTCCCCTTAATTCTTCATAACTCTTAAAAAATTCCTTTCTCAATCCCGCAGGAATATCATGTAAAAAATTTGCTGCTAAAAATTTCAAATAAAATCTCCTACATTTTTTATACATTTCTTCTTGGTCAAACTTGTCAAAAGAAAAAAATTTTGTTATAATAATAATAGAGGCGGGAAACCGTATACAATATATTATAAAAAGGAGAAAAGAAATTGGAGACAATAGAAAAGAATGGCGCGAAAGATTATATTAAAATGGATTATTCCTTAGAAACTTCAGAAGAGCGCGTCGAAAAAGTCAAAGAAATTATTGCCAATACTCCTCCTGAAAAGTTAAATTCCCTTTATTTAGAAAAATTAACAAAATATATATTATTTCCAAAAAGTGAAAAAAAGAGACAAACAAAAGAAACCAAAAATAAAATATTATCAGATAATCATATGATAACAGTAAATAAGCGGGAGACCTCTTTTGAAGGACTTATAGGCAAATTAGAAAATGGGGAAGATGGTATCTATAATATGATTACCAACGATAAAAATATTATTTTTGCCCCCAAAGTAGGAATCACAGAAGAAGATATAAAAACTATTCCTGGGATGCGGAAGCTGCGGGAAGCGATAGACCAGGTTGAAAAAAAATGTAAGATAGCGACCGGCAAAAAGGCTTACCTCCTCCGCCGCCAACTTATTGAACTGCGGAAAGATCAATATCAACTTAAAAATCTTTACAAAAAGCCTATCTATGTAATGAATATTACTAAAAGCTTATCTAAAATTAATTTAGAAGAAAAAGTTAGTTTAGATGCGGAAGGTGAAGTTCAAAGTACGGGTTTAATTAATCTTTATAATTCTAAACATGTATCTGCTCTTTTGTGTAATTATTCTCAAATAAAAGAAGAAAGTTGGGATAAATTTGAAAGTGATATTAGATGGATGATGTTGGATTTGGAAAATCTTATAGACAATACTTTAAAAGAAAAATATCCTTTATATTATGATTTAGTTATTTATAAAATTGATGGTAAATCTAATGCAGAAATTCAAGAATTACTTTATGATGATTATGGTATTAAACACAGCGCGGAGTATATTTCTTCTCTTTGGCGAAACAAAATACCGAAAATGATTGCGAATGAGGCTGCTAATGAGTGGTTAATCTGGAATTTTACATATAAAGAGCCAGGTAAAATAAAATTTAAAAAATGTTCAAGATGTGGACAATTTAAATTAGCACATAATCATTTCTTTTCAAAAAATAGTACAAGTAAAGATCACTTCTATTCTATATGTAAGGAATGTCGTAATAAAAAGAAATAAGAAAGGATGATTAATTTATGGCTCAAATATATTGTCAGAAATGTAGAAAAACTATGCTTGATACAAATTTTTATACTTATAAAAATGGAGAAAAGTGTGAACTTTGTAAAGCTTGTTTAACTCTTCATATAAATAATTTTGAACCTGATACATTTCTTTGGCTCTTGGAGAAATTTGATGTCCCATATATAGAAGCTGAATGGAATGTATTGCGGGATCGGGCCTACGCTAAAGATCCCCATAAAATGAATGGAATGTCTGTATTTGGTAAATATTTATCCAAAATGAAATTAAAACAATGGAAAAATTATACTTGGGCAGATACTGAAAGACTTAAAGTTGAAGCAGAAGAGAAAGCAAAACTTTATGGTATTCCAGAAGATCAACAGAAACAACAGCTAGAAGAAATGAAACAAGCCTATGAAAATGGAGAAATTTCTGAAGCTCAATTAAAAACTTATGAAGAAATTCATGCTCCAGAACCATCATATGCGGGAACCGGGTCTAATCCAGGAGAATATGGAACAGATCCTTCCGGCTTCCAATATCCTATGAATTCTCAATTTGAAGAAGTTCAATTAGTTGATGTTGGAGCAGATTTAACAGATGAAGATAAGGTTTATCTTGCTATGAAATGGGGTAGATTATATCGTGCAGATGAATGGGTAGCATTAGAGCAGCTTTATAATGAATTTATGAACTCATTTGATATACAGGGCGCAGCCCGCCTTGATACTCTTAAAATGATATGTAAGACTAGTCTTAAAATGAATCAAGCTATTGATTGTGGTGATACAGATACATATCAAAAACTTTCAAGAGTATATGATGCAATGATGAAATCCGCAAAGTTCACAGAGGCACAAAATAAAGAAGGTAAAGGTGATTTTGTTGATTCTGTTGGTGAAATGGTTGCCTATTGTGAAAAAAATGGTGGACAAATTCCACGATATGAAATTGAAGTTCCTTACGATGTAGTTGATAAAATTATTGATGATCTTAAACTTTATAATAAAACCCTTATTTATGAAGATAAAGCATTGGCAGAAGAAATTGAACGTTATCTTAAAAATAAAGAAAATGCTGAAAATATGCGAAGAGATAGAGAAGAGGCTAAATTAAAAGGTCTCGATGAAGTTGAGTTATCTGAAGAAGATTATATGGAATTTCAATCTGCTATTGAAGAAGACAAAGCACATGATGCTTCTCTTGAGGATGAAGATGAGGAGGAATAATCATGAGCTTACAAAATTTATTAGATTTAAATAGTGTTAGAAGTGAAAAACAAGGTTTATCAGAAGAAAGATTAAAAGAGCAAGTTCCACATTTAAGAAAATTAATTGCTTTTTATAGAGAATATCCTGATTATCTTATAGATTTTATGAAGGGGCCTGAGAGCACTTTCAAATTTTATTTTTATCAAAGAATATTTTTGCGGGTGGTAATGCGTCATAGATATGTATATGCGACTTTTCCTCGTGCGTGAATTCGCGCCAAAACTTTTAAAGTTGGACAAATCCTTTTAATTGCTTGAACCCTAAAATTATATAATTGTGAAAGCCCCTAGGGAAATATTTATATAATCAAGGGAATGAGCAGGTAAGTATTTTATATAAAGGAGAGTCTACTATGAGAAAAAAGATTAATGATTATAATTATTATATCTATGATAATGGCGATGTGCTTAATATTAATACTAACAAAATATTAAAAGGTAGCATTGGAGAACATGGGTATAAGTATTATAGATTATCAAAAAATAATAATAAAAAAATGTTTTATGCGCATCGTTTAGTAGCTGAATATTTTATTCCAAATCCAGATAATTTACCTATTATTAATCATATAGATGGAAATAAATTAAACAATAATGTAGATAATTTAGAATGGAGTAATTATTCAGATAATACTTTACATGCATATAAAAATAATTTAATAAAACCTATATCTGTTAAAGAATATTATAAACAAGATTTACCTAATGAAAAATGGAAAAAAATAAAGAATTATCATTATTCAGTTTCCTCATTAGGTCGAGTTAGAAATGATGAAACAATGCTTTTATTAAAGCCTTCTTTAACTTGCGGATATAATAAAGTAAGATTAAGTAATCAAGGCAAAGTTAAAGATATCTTAATTCATAAATTAGTTTATTGCATTTTTAATGATATTGAAAGTATTCCTGAAGGATTTGTTATAGACCATATAAATGCAGATAAAACTGATAATAAATTGGAAAATTTAAGATTAGTTACATTAAGTGAAAATGTTAAAGCTGCGTTATATAAAACAAAAACTAATTCATCTTGCAAAAAAGTTGAACAATTAACTTTAACAGATAATCATATTGCATATTTTAATTCTGTTGCTGAAGCTGCACGAAAGTTGAACTTAGATAGTAGCACTATATCAAAAGTATGCAGAGGTATTAATAAATCTCATGGTGGATTTCATTTTAAATATATAGAATAAAACTTCAACGACTATCCTGAAATAGCCTCCGAGGAATAATAAATAGAGGCAATAGGAGTAGGGCCGAAGCAAATGCGGCGGGTGAGAATCCCTTAAATCGAAATGGAGGAGTCTGTAATATTACAGATGTGATATAGTCTATTCTTATAGGAAACTATAAGCAGTTCATAAGAGAACGTATTAAGCATTGCGAACTTAATAGAATATAAAGATTCTAAATCTTTCCTCTCAATGATGGTATTAATGTTAAGATGTATTCTTTATCCAAATAGTCATTTATTCGTGACTACGGGTGGTAAAATATAAAATATAAAATAAGGAGGAGCACTAATGAGTGCAAAAAACGTCCTAACTAATTTTGAAAAAATTGATACTGAAGAAAAAGCTTATTGGCTAGGCTTTTTATATGCAGATGGCAGTGTTGGTTCTAAAGAAGATAAAATAGAACTTGGGCTTGCCGAAAAAGATTTAAAACATATAGAAAAATTTAAAACTTTTATGAACATAAATAATAAAATTAGTTATAGAGAAAAAACAAAATCTTATAGAATGAGTTTTAGAAGTTCCCAATGTAAACAAGATTTGATAAATAAAGGATGTGTTCCTAAAAAATCATTGATTTTAAATTTTCCAAATGAAAATCAAGTACCAAAATATTTAATTAGACATTTCATTAGAGGATATTTTGATGGTGATGGTTGGTTTACCAACACAGAAAAATGTTTTCAAGTAGGAATAATAGGGACTGAAAATTTTATAAATGGTTTTTTAGATTCTATTGAAAATATTGATAAGAAAAATAAAATTTTTGATGTTCATAGAGAAGATGGAGCTAAACGATATGTTTTTGGAGCTTATAATGATGTTTTAAATTTTTTAAACTGGATATATAAAGATTCAAATATTTATTTAGATAGAAAATATGTTAGCTATTTAGACTTTATAAAGAATGGAAGTAAGTATCATAAAACAAAATAAAATATTTTTTGCCGTATATTAAAGAAATTTAATATATGATTATCGCGGAATTAAGCGGGGAGGCTGAAATGCTAATCCGAACCGAAGGCTATAAAAATTATAGTCAGGGGCAACGCATAGATGGTGAAAAGATATAATCCATCCACGAGGCCGCGACACAATACTATATAGGAGTATTTGAGACTATCTCACCAATAGTCAAAACCTAACGTTAAACGAGGGTGAAAAGGTATGCTGAGCTTATACGAATAAAAAGTATAAGAACTAAAAGATAAAAAGCTTTTAGGATAACAAACTGAAAGAGCAAGCTGCAAGCATCACAATAGCTAAGATAGAGGAAATATGTAAGCTAATTCCCGCGCTTAATAATGAAATAAATTGGGATCGTGGTGTTTCTAAAAAATCAAAAGATGATGTAAAGTATGTATTTAAAAATGGTTCTTCTATTGATATTCTTGCGGCAAGGCAATCTTCTCGTGGTCAGCGTAGAACAGGCGGACTTATGGAAGAGTGTGTTCTTATCGATGGAGATATCTTAAACGAAGTTATTATTCCTACTACCAATGTAGATAGATTACTTCCAGATGGAACTAGACATAAAGAAGAAAATGTTAATAAGAGTCAAATATATATTACAACTGCGGGTTGGAAGAATTCATTCGCGTATGATAAACTTATTGAACTTTTAGTTCAAAGTGTTATTGATCCAAATCAAGTTATGGTTATTGGAGGAACTTATGAAACGCCAGTAACAGAAGGATTATTAGATGAAGATTTTGTAGATCAGCTTAAAGTACAAGGAACTTATAATGATGATTCATTTGATCGTGAATATAGATCAATATGGTCTGGTGCAGTTGAGAATGCATTCTATTCTGCGGAGAAGTTTGATAAACATAGAGTATTACTTCAGCCAGAGTATGAATATAGCGGAAGATCTTCTAAATCAGCTTATTATGTAATCGGAGTCGATGTTGGTCGTATTGGGTTAAAATGTATAGCTCAAGTAAAATTCCTTTAATTGCTGGGAACTCCTTTTAAATAAAGGACAATCAGCAGCCAAGAATTAAAATTTGTGTATATAAAGTTGGACAACTTTGTATACATTGTAATTCACAAATTTCATATATAATATCAGAAAGAAAGGAGATATTATTTATGGAATTAAATAATACTAGAATTATTACTTATCCAGGTTTTACTTTTAATCAAGAATATAGAATTGATAAAGAAGGTAATGTTTATTCTCCATATAGAGGATGGCATTTGATCAGTAAACAAGAAATTTCTAAGGGATATTTAAGAGTTGGTCTTATGACTAATAAAGGAAGAAAATTTTTTATGATACACAGACTTGTATTAGAAGCTTTTCAGCCTCGTAAAGATAGTTTACAATTACAAGTAAATCATAAAGATGGAAATAAACATAATAATAATTTAGAAAATCTTGAATGGTGTACTGGATTAGAAAATATTGCACATGCATATAAAAATAATTTAGCAAATAAAGCTAAAGGGGAAAATGCAGGATGTGTAAAATTAACAGAAAAAGAAGTATTAGAAATTTGTGAATTAATACAATCTGGAACAGATAGCTTAACTTCAATAGGAGAAAAATATGGTGTTTCTAAATACTGTATTTCAGATATAAAAAGAAAAAAAAGTTGGGGTTGGCTTACAAAGGATTATAATTTTAATTAAGGTTCAACGACTAGTTGAAAAACGTAGACTCAAGTGAGTCGAAATGGGGAACATTCAGAAATGAATGAAGATATAGTCTAATCTGCATGGTAACATGCAGCAGCGAAAGCGCATACAGCTTAACGAACTGTATGGAATATAAATGGTACAACAGAAGCATGCGTATTTAAGGCAACGCCGCAGCCGCAAGGTTCTGATTTGAAGACTCTTGTTAATATTTATACTTATGAAGCGGAAGACTTTGAAACACAAGCAATTAATTTAAAGAAATTATATTATAAATATAAAGCAAGAGTTCTTGCTATTGATGCCAATGGTCTTGGTGTTGGTCTTATTGACTTTATGACTAAAGCTCAAGTTGATCCAGAGAGTGGTGATGATCTTCCGCCTTTTGGAGTTGAAGATGGAACTGCAGAAGATACTATTAATCTTTATAAAAAAATTAAAGGCGCGGGAGTTGAAGAAAATGCTATGTATTTAATTAAAGCTAATGCACCTATTAATACCGAAGCATATTCTTATGCCCAAACACAAATGTCAAGTGGAAAAGTAAAGTTCCTTATAGATGAACAAGCTGCAAAAACTAAGTTAATGAGTACAAAGCAAGGACAAAATTATAACGCTGATCAGCGTAATACTTATCTTAAACCTTTTGTTTTAACTTCTATTTTAAGAGAACAAATGCTAGAAAATTTTGGCAGCATAAATAGTAATATTTATGAATAATAACCTTTCTAATTGCGGGGAACTCCTTAGAGTTTTTTCTACTTTTTAATAAGTAATAATGAAAGAAATTGGGCAATCCGCAGCAAAGTTATTTATATAAAAGTTATATTTTTACGAAGGGTAAAATTTTACGGAGGTAAGAATATAATGAAAACAATAATTATTAATGGAGAAAATACTGATTATAAAATAAATGAATTAGGAGAAATTTATAGTCAAAAAACAAATAAGATATTAACAGGAAGTATTTTTAATACTGGATATAGAATGGTAAGATTGACAACAAAAGAAGGAAAAAAAGGATATGCAGTACATAGATTGGTTGCTGAAGCTTTTATTCCAAATCCTGATAATTTACCTATAGTAAACCATAAAGATGGAAATAAGTTAAATAACACTGTAGAAAATTTAGAGTGGGTTGATCAATCTCAAAATCGAATTCATGCAATAGAAACTCAAATTAGTAAATTGGCTATTGGAGATAGGGAAAAAATAACCTTAGAAGAATTACAAAAACAAGATGAATGGAAGCAATATAAAGATACAAATTATTTTGTTTCTAAGCATGGTAGAGTATATAATACTAAAACAAATATCTTATTAAAAGAAACTCCTAATATAAGTGGATATATCAGATATACTTTAAGAATTAATAATAAAAATTATTCAAAACAAGCGCATATTCTAGTTATTGAAACTTGGACAGAGCAAGATTTAGATAATAAAATAGTAAATCATAAAGATGGAAATAAAATGAATAATTTTTTAGATAATTTAGAAATTATCAGTAAAAAAGATAATGCTCTTCATGCTTGCTATCAATTAGGAAAAATAGTAAAACCAGTTATCCAAATAAAAGAGGATGGAACAGAAATTGAATATCCTAGTGTAATTGAAGCAAGTAGGCAATTAAAAGTTACAGATGGAGCTATTAGATATGCGTTAAAAAATAATTCTAAAAGTTGTAATAGTTATTGGAAATATAAATAAAATGTTCAACGACTATCCCATAGGGAGATGAGAAGCTCCTATAGGAGTAGGGCCGAAGCTAATGCGGTGGGTGAGAACCCCTTAAATCGAAATGGAAGGCCCCTAGTATTAGGGTGAAGATATAGTCTCAACATCTAGTGAAAGCTAGAGCATAGAAATATGATATTAGAGTTGCGTCTAATATAAAGATAATGGAATTTGATAGAAGATAATGAAGGTGTAAATATTATTTTAAAACAAAGCAATAGAGGTATTAAGAAAGATAAATTTTCTGCTTTTGTATATGGATTGTATTATATAAAACAAGAAGAAGATAGAAAACGAAAAAGGAAAAAACGAGATATAAGTCAATTATTATTTTTTAGTTAATAGTTGGACAAGCGAAGAAAATATTTTATGAAGTAAATTAAAATAATATAGTAAAGGAAGAAAATGTTATGAAATCTAGTCGTGGAGAAATAAAAATATGTGATATATTAGATGCTGCGGGCTTGACTTATAAAGAAGAATATAGCTTTCCTGATTTAGTTTCAAGCAGTGGAAGACCACTTAGATTTGACTTTGCTGTATTTGATGATAATGGGGATCTGGATTTCTTGATTGAATATCAAGGAATCCAGCATTATGAAGCTAAATCAAAATATGGTGGGAAAAAGGGTCTTTTTAGACAGAAGTATAATGATGAACAAAAAAGATTTTATTGTAAAACTCATGGTTATACTTTAATTGCTATTCCCTATTGGGATGAAAATATTCTTGATTATGATTATATTATGAAGGCTGCATATGGTTGGGAGTAAAATAAAATGGGAGATATCTATGGAATTATAAGGCGAGATATAAATAAAATAGTTTATGTAGGACAAACTATTAGAACTTATAAAAGAAGATGGCAACAACATAAACAAGTTGCTAAATATAAAGATAGTTCTCATTATGCACTTTATGCAGCCATTCAAAAATTAGGAATTGATAATTTTTATCCTACTTTAATAGAACAATGTGATAATTCTTTATTAGATGATAGAGAAAAATTTTGGATAAAATTTTATCAAACTAAAGTTGAATTAGGTGGCTATAATTTAACAGATGGCGGAGATACAAATTCAGAAAGACAAAGAAAACATATTTATAGATATAATTTAAATGGCGAATATATAGATGAATTTGATTCTATTGCTGATGCAGGTTGGGAGTTAAATATTGATAATCCAACTCATATTGGGCAAGCCGCAGCTGGAAAATTAAATCAAGCATATGGCTATAGGTGGTCTTTTTTAAAAGAAGAAAAATTAGAAGCAAATAATAATATAAAGAAAAAAGAAATAAAGCAATATAATTTAAATAATGAATATATTAGAACTTTTTCTTCTATTGCTGAAGCAACTAATTTTTTAAATAAAGATCGCGCTGCTGGTAGTAATATAATTACAGTGGCGAAGGGAAAAAGAAAACAAGCCTATGGTTATAAGTGGAGTTATTAAAGTTATATCACCATATATTTGATTTTATAACTAATTTTTGTTATAATAGTAATTAGGTAAAGGAGGTGTCTCTTTGAGAAATAGAAGAACAGAAGAAATTAAAGCAAAAGGCTTTAGCATAATTTCTTCAAGAGATGCTAACTCTACAGTAATAGATACTGGATATCAAGGTAAACCGACTTTAGATTTTAATAATATTAAAGTTGGTGCTAAAATACTTGATGATGCAATCTTAGAATTAAAAGTTTTAAAAAATATTAATCCAAGATTAGCAGATAAAGGAACTGTACTTAGAGCTATTCATACTTATGATTTAAAAACAATGCGGGAAATTAGTGATTTCTTTTATAAAATAAGTGGTATTTATGCTCGTATTGTTAGATATATGGCTTTTATGTATCGTTATGATTGGATGTTAACTCCATATGCAAATGAAGAAAATGTTAATACTAAAAAATTATTAAAAAATTTTCAAGCAGGTTTAGATAAATTAGATAATTTTGGAGTTAAAAAATATTTTGGAGAGATTGCTTTGAAAGTATTAAAATATGGTGCTTATTATGGATATAAAGTTGAAGCATCAGATGGTACTCTTGTATTGCAAGAGTTGCCAGTTAATTATTGTAGGAGTAGATTTTGTAAAGGTAAAAAACCAGCAGTTGAATTTAATATGAAATATTTTGATGAACAGTTTAGAGATACTGCACAAAAGATGAAAATATTAAAACTGTTTCCTAAAGAATTTGCAAAAGGTTATGTATTATATAAGCAAGGGAAGTTACCTCCAGAGTTTGCGGGAGACCAGGGCGGTTGGTATTTATTAGATGTAGAACAAACTGTTAAGTTTACTGCTAATGGAGAAGATTATCCTATGTTTATCTCTGTTATTCCGTTAATTCTTGATCTTGATGAAGCTCAGGCTTTGGATAGAAAGAAAACAATGCAGAGATTATTAAAGATTTTAGTTCAAAAAATGCCATTGGATAAGAATGGAGAACTTATTTTTGATGTTGATGAAGCTCAACAACTTCATAATAATGCAGTGCAAATGTTAAGTAGAGCAATAGGCGTTGATGTTTTAACTACTTTTGCAGATGTTGATGTTGCAGATATGACAGATAATCAAGCAACAGCACAAACAGATGATCTGAAAAGAGTTGAAAGACAGTTATTTAATGAAGCAGGTGTTTCTCAAATGCAATTTAATACTGATGGTAATATAGCATTAGAGAAATCTATTTTAAATGATGAAGCTACATTATATAATATGATACTTCAATTTGAAGAATTTTTAAATGAAATTGTTAAACCTTTTAATGATGGAAAAAAGTTCAAATTTAGAGTTCAGATTTTGCCTACTACAATATATAATTTTAAAGAGTTATCTAAATTATATAAAGAACAAATGCAAGTTGGTTTTTCTAAAATGTTGCCACAAATTACATTAGGTCAAAGTCAAAGTAGTATTTTAGCTAATGCTTATTTTGAAAATGATGTACTTGATCTTGTTAATGTATTTATTCCACCTTTAATGAGTTCTACTATGAATGAAAATATTCTTAATAGAGTAAAAGGCGCGGATGGCAGCTCTTCTTCTACTACAAAGGCAGATGGAAGTACTTCAGAGGGGGCCGGCCGCAAGGAATTAGCAGACGATCAAAAATCTGAAAAAACAATAAAGAATTTGGAAAGTAAAAGTTAATGGAGGACAACGCAAATGGGAAGAATGAGTGTTGCTACTATTGATTCTCCAGAGTTTATTAAAATTACTTCTATCAGTCCATTAGTTTCTAAATGTGAAATAAAAGTGCTTTATGTAGGCGCTAATCGCAATAGAAGCTTTATTACCGAAGAAGTGGCTACTAAAATGGCTCAAACCTTACCTGGTTGTCCTATTGTTGGATATTATATTGATAGAAAAGAAGATTTTGGAGATCATGGAGATCAAATGATAATTGATGGAGAAGGTGTTAAGTTTAATAAACTTACAAAACCTTATGGATTTATCGCTCCTGATAGCAAAATTTGGTTTCAAAATTTTAATGATACAGATGAATTTGGAAACACCGTAGTTAGAAAGTATTTAATGACTGAAGGTTATCTTTGGACTGGTCAATTTGAAGAATGTCGCAGAGTCGTAGATAAAGGAAATCCGCAATCTATGGAATTATGCGATGATGAAACTTTAAAAGGTCATTGGTCAACTGATAATAATCGTGGTGTTGACTTTTTCATAATAAATGACGCAGTATTTTCTAAGTTATGTATTTTAGGAGAAGATGTTGAACCTTGTTTTGAAGGTGCTTCTGTCACTTCTCCACAAGTAAGTTCTAAATTTCAAAAAGATGATGAATTTGTTAAAACTTTATTTAGCATGGTTCAAGAGTTAAAAGAACTTACCTATTCATTAAAAGAAAAAGGAGGAACTTTAATGGAAAAGCCAGAGAACGGTGCTGAATTTACTCAAGAGAATGCACAAGCATCTAAGACTCCTGAAGAAAATTTTCAGGCAACTGAAGAAAATCAAAATGCTGCAGCTGCAGCAGAATCTCAGGAAAATACAGAAAATTTTTCTGCTGAAAAGGACAATGTAAATTCAGAAGAAACCCCTAAAAATGATACTAATGTAGAAGAGTTTAAAAAGAATGAAGATGAAGAAGAAAAGAAAGAAGATAATAAAGAAGAAGATAAGACTGAAGAAAAAGAAAAAGAAGAAGAAGACAACGATGATAAGAAGAAATACTCTTTATTAGAAGAAAAGTATGCATTACTTGAACAGGAGTACAATGAACTCAAAACTAATTTTGCTTTATTGCAAACCGAGAAAGAAGAATTAGTTAAGTTTAAGTCTTCTGTTGAAGATAGTAAAAAAGATGAATTAATTAAATCTTTTTATATGCTTTCTGATGAAGATAAGAAAGAAGTTATCGAACATAAATCTGAATATTCTTTGGATGACATCGAGGCAAAACTTTCTATTATCTGTGTAAGAAAGAAAGTAAACTTTAATGCGGAAGATGCAGAGGAAAAAGATTCTGCACCTACAACATACTCTCTTAATGGATTACAAAGTAATGAAGCTGATCTTCCAGCTTGGTTAAAGAGAGTAGAAGAAAGAAAACAAGAGAAAGAAATGTAATAAAATAAGGAGGAATATAAAAAATGGCTATTACTATTACAAGAAATAAATATGGTCAAGTAGAGCCAAATCAGCTTTCTGCTCAGAAGACTGGTCAGATTTATGCTAGTCTTCCTCTTGATAAGGAAGTTAATGTGCTTCAAAATGGCGAATTTATGTTTTATGATTATGCCAATGGTACTGTAAATAGCGGTAAAGATGGTTCTGCTGCTGGTACAGTAGCTACAAAGGGTGAGCCAATGCTTGTATTCAACGAAATTAAGTTGTATGAGCCGTTCTGGAGAACATCCTATAAAGATTTTGCTATGATTCGTGTTAATGATGTAGATAATTCTACAACACCGCCTACACCGATTCCTGGTGAGAACTATGTAACATCTGATCTCGCTACTGCAGGATATGGCGATGGTGCTAATTATGCAGCAGGTACAGTTAATGGTCATACTGAATATCCATATCGTATGGATGGTTTTGCACCTCGTTTGTTCAAGACTAATGTTGGTGATATTTATACAACTAACATGGTTAAGACTGGTGTTTCTTATCAAGTAGGTGATACACTTACACCGGTAGCTGATGCTACTTCTAAGACAATGGTTCTTGAGTTGACAACTGATACGACAGGTATGTTATGGCAAGTAGTTAAAGAAACTACAATGCCAGATGGTCAGCCAGCTCTGAAACTTCAGAGAGTACAGTAATAAAAGGAGGATAAAAAAATGGCTTTAGAATTTAATGAACTTCTTAAATTAGCTAAAAGCGTAGCCAAGGCAAATCCTTCTGTTGCTACTGCATTTAGCTTTAAAGATAAAACTTATTCTTATAATGAATTACAGGATACTTTAAGAGATGAATTTAAAGAAATCGCTGGTACATATTCATTATATAGACAAAATAAAAATACAGTATTTGCTTTAATTGAGCAGACAATTGATGATGTTCTTCCTGCAAGAGTTCTTGAGCAGTATGGACAGTTTGCAGATATTAAGACTTTCGCACAGGGCGATAAGCCAATCTTTACACAGAGAATTACTCAGGCTTCTAAGAGACGTGCTAAGCAGTTTATCGGTAAAATAGGTCTCGCTGGTTTATACGAAGTATTCAAGCTTGATGGTCAGAGCTATGAAGTTGCTACCAACGCAATTGGTGGTGCTGCTCAGATCGGATTTGAAGAGTGGCTTGATGGTCGTGTAGATTTTGCTGACGTTCTTGATATTGTTATGGAAGGACTTGATGCTTGCATCTATATTGAAATTGAAAAGCAGCTTGTTGGTGCGATTGGTCATGTTCAACCTGCAAATTATCATAGTCAGAGCGGTTTCAGTGAGACTCAGATGGATAGATTAGTTGCCATCGCTGATTCTTATGGTAAATCCGCAATTTACTGTACTTATGAGTTCGCAGCTACTATGGTTCCTGCTACTGGTTGGATTTCTGATGAAATGAGAAATCAGAAGTGGAACAATGGTTATCTTGCAAATTACAAGGGTCACCAAGTAATTGTTCTTCCTCAGTCTTATGAAGATGAAACTAATGCTTGCAAGGTAATTGATCCTAGCTATGCATACATTATTCCGGTTGGTGCTGAAAAGCCAGTTAAGATCGCATTTGAAGGTCAGACTATCGTAGATGAATATACAAACTACGATCGTTCTCGTGAAGTTCAGGTTTACAAGAAAGTTGGTGTAAGAGCAATCTTCTCTAACGCAATCTGTGTATATCAGAACAGCACTTTAACTAGACCGTAATAAAAAGTTTAGAGATAAAAGAAAATATGGGGAAGGTGAAATATACTTCCCCAATATTTTTATAAGGAGAAAAAAGGAGATTGTGTTATGAAGGATGACGAATTAATACTTGTTAAGAATAGAAGTAATGGTAGCGTAGGTTATACTTTACCTGAATTGAATGTAAATAGATTCTTCGCATTTGGTGAATCTAAAAAAATTCCACTTAATGAATTAAGACAACTTCAATATGCAGATGGTGGAGAATATCTTTTAAAGAATTGTTTAATTGTAGAGAATGTATCGGCACTTGATGCTTTAAATATGCAAGTAGAACCAGAATATTTCTATGATGAAAAGAAAATTAGAGAAATTCTTTTGGAATCTGATAATATGGATGAATTTCTTGATTTCCTTGATTTTGCTACTGAAGGCGCTATTGCTATTGCAAAGAAGATTGCAGTTGAAGAGCAAATTCCAGATAGTAGAAAACGTAAAGCTATCAGTAAAAAGACTGGTTTTAATATAGATAAAGCGATTGAAATTAATGAAGTTTTGAACGCTGAGGATGAGAAGAAAGACGAGAAGGAAGAAACTAAAGAGAGAAGAGTTAAAGAAGATGCGGCAGATGCTACTCCTAAGCGCCGTACAGCTGCTCCCGCAGTAGAAATTTCTTCTGAAAAACCTAGATACAATGTCATTACTAAAAAATAATTAGTAGAAAGTGAGGTAATTAAAATGGAAAGAGAAAAAATTCCTACCTCATTTATAACCATATATGATAGTTTTTTAGCAAGAGTAACTGATGATATGTATATGGAAATGACAGAGATTGAAACGATTGAAGCATTACAAGATATTTTAATTAATGCTATTCCTAGATTTGAATTTCCTAGAGTTGATTTATTTAATTATGAAGAAGGCTATTGGGGTGATTTGGGTACATATCAAGGAGTAGAAAGTAATAATAAAGAAGTGCCAGCTATCGGATGGGTAGGTGGCGCTTTTCCTTATATGCTTACGAAAGAAGAAATTAATATTCTTGCATTATGTATGGTTATTGAATGGCTCGGACAGCAACTTGATACAACAGATAATACGAAAGAAAAGTATTCGGGATCTGATTTTAAGTTCACTTCTCAAGCCAATCACATGGCTAAATTAAAAGTTTTAATTGATACACAAAACAAAGATTCTGTGCATTTACAAAGAATTTATAAGAGAAGACAAATTACTGATGATGGTAGTGTCCAATCCACTATGGGTAATATAATCTCTAAGCCTAATTATGGCGCAAAAGGTAAAGAGGTTAATAGAGTCGGATTTTGGGCGAAAGGGTTCCCACATCATCATGGTTTTTAAATATGATATAGAATTTGATAAAGATGCGGTAATAAAGAATATTAATCGAATTACAGATAGAATATTTAAATTATTGCCAAGTCGAGAGGAAGGTGGAGATTGGGAAACCCCTCTTAAAAATCTTATTTTAGAAATTATTGGAATGGATCAGCTTTGGGTTGATCAAACTAATTTGTTTTCTTTGTTATGTAAATTAGAAGCATTACAAACTTTAACTGAGGAGAATGATTTTTTTACTTTTAGGAAATTAATTTTTGAATGTTTGAGTCTTATAACTCAAATTAAAAATGAAATTAAATAATGGAGGTATAATATGAGCAGTTTAGATAGAATGAAAAATAGAATATCTTATACTGGATATGATCTCCATGATAAAAAAAATGTTAGAGAAAAATATTATTCCTTTTGCAGCGCATTGAAAAATAGTTATCAAGCTGAGTGGATAACTCTAAATAGGGGGAAAGAAAATGAAGCTAGATGGAGATGTTTAATCAATCCTTCTCGTTTAACAGAACAATTTGATAAAAAAGTTCTATCAATAGATTTTGATTCTGGCGTTATGGAAGGCACCATTTTTTGGTGGGATAGAACTAATAGATATTGGATTGTAGATTTACAACAACATACAGAAGAAGCTTATTTTAGAGGAATTATAACAAGAGCAGATTATGAGGTTGATGTAGATGGAGACCCTTATATTATAAGTCTGCGGGGACCGGTTGAGACTACTACAGTTTGGAATCAGAAACACGGTATCACGTGGAACGATCTTAATTATTCAATGGTTATGAAAGTAACTAAAGACAGTAAAACAGTTAATTATTTTTCAAGACATAAGGTAATAAAGGTAAAACTTAATTATCATGATGCGGAAACAGATGAAATGTTAGAAGAATGGCATAATTGGAAGGTTGTTGCAACTGATAAATATTCTCAAGAGAGAGTTATGGAAGTTTATTTAGATGAATGGTATGATAATGAGATGGAAGATGCGATGATTCAGAAAGAAGAAGAAATTCCAGATCTTATGTCACCTCACATTGAAGGACCTTCCGCTTGTCATGTATTTGATGATAATGTTGTTTTTTCTATTGTTGGAATTATCAGTGGAAAGTTTGTAGTTAATTCTAATAAAGTAAAAATTAAATCTTCAACAGATAAATCGTGTGTGTTAGAAATAATATCAGGAAAAGCCTTTTCATTTACTTTATCTTTTATTGGAGATAATGGTGAACGAGTTGATAAAGTAATTGAAGTAAAATCATTTTAATATTTGGAGATACAAGGAGGATAGCTATGAGAGGTTCAAGAATGAACGGTTATCAAGGTGAATTTAAATCATCTTTTCTCTCTTGTGAAAAAGATACTGAAACTATTGTAAAGAAATTGTTTGTTGAAAGTCGTCCTTATAGCGATATGCTTAAGAGATTACTTTTAATTAATACTAAAGATTGTCTTTATGATATGACTAATCAAACTTATATAGATAAGATTAATCATACTTCAGTTCAAGATTTAAGAGAAAAAGGTTATATTAGATTTGAACCTAAAATATTAATGGGAGAGAATGAAGAAGTAAAATCTTATATTAGAATTTCATATGATCATTTTACTCCTGATAGACATAATGATCAATTTAGAGATTGCATTATTGAGATTGATATTATTTGTCATCCTGAATATTGGGATCTTGGTAACTATAGAATGAGACCAATAAAAATTGCGGGATACATAGATGGTATTTTAAATAATAATAAATTATCTGGCATTGGAACTCTTAACTTTGCGGGAATGAATGAAATCATTTTAGATGAAAATCTTGCTGGCTATTGTTTAATGTACACAGCCACTCATGGTAGTGATGATTATATAGAGGCAGAATGAGAAAAGTAGATCCTTTATCTCTCCAAACTGGAATAGATATCCCTTTTCCTGAAGCAAGATTAACAATTCATCAACCAAGTATAAAAGAGATTAGCATGATAGGAGAATTTAATTTTCATTTAGGTTCTCAATTTTTATTGTTTGATAAAGATAAAATATTAGACGACAAGGACAAAGTTAATTTAGAGAATAAAAATAATTTTGATATATTTATGTCAGTAATGAGCGATCGAAAAAATTTGGAACATAAAGTTCATGCTTTAATGGTTTTATCTTTATTATTTCCAAATGCTCAGATAAAGATAGAAAAAACTCATATACTTATAAAAATAGGTGAAGACACATCCAATATAGATGCTAAAAATTTTAGCGCATTTCAGGATATAATTGCTCAAATATTTTGTTTAATGGAAGAATTAAAAGATCGATTTAATCCAGCGGATGCACTTGCTGCGGCAATTGCAAAAAAAATAAAAAAAGCAGAAGCTAAAAGACAAGAAAATAAACAACTTGATCTTGAGAATGTTTCTGTTTATGGAAAGTATATCAGCATTCTTTCTGTTGGTTTAAAGAAAGATAAAAATGAATTATCTGATTATACAATTTATCAATTAAAAGATGAATTTAAGAGATTTTTATTAAATCAAGATTTTGATATGTATGTAAAGATGAAAATTGCAGGCGCAGAAAATTTAGATGAAGTAGAAGATTGGATGCAAAATACAGTGATTTAAAAAATAATTTCGTATTATTTTTTAAAATATAAAAATGTTTTTCAATATTGTTGAAAATAAAAAATTAAGGAGGAAATAAGATATGAAGTTCGGTGTAAGAGAAATTGTAGATGTAGTTTTCAAAGCTGCAGCCGACAATCAGAGAATCGGTGATAGAACATTTAAGAAATATCAACCGGTATTTAAAATTGATACAGCACAAACTTCTTCTTTGGAGCAGTCTACTACAACTGTATATGCTCAGGGTGGTAAAGGTTATGCTCGTTTGATCGCTTGGGAAGGTGAAAAGCAAATGACCTTCACAGTTACAGATGCACTTATGTCTCCTATGGGACTTGCAGTATTAACTGGCGCTGGTCTTATTAAGCCAAACAATACAGATAAAATAGCTCATGTTCATATGACTATTGATAAGGCTTTAAACTCTTCTGGTCAAGCAGTAGTTACTCTTGAAGATCTTCAAGAAGAAACTGGATTAAATAATGTAACAAGATTTACCATATGTGCATTAGAAGATTTACAACCTTATGCAACTAGATTAGATGGTTCTGGTGCTGGTATTGAGTGGTATAGTAATGTAACTGTAGATGGAACTAAGGAAAGTGGAGATGAGTATATCACTGTAGATGCTAGTCATTCTGCAACTTTCACTGTTAATGAAGCTACTCCTGGAACTGTTCAATTAGATTTTTATCTTGCTATGAATAATTCTAATGCAGTTACAGAAGTAGATATTGCTCCAGAAAACTTTGGTGGATACTTCTATATTGAAGCTCAGACATTGTTCCGTAGAGAAGATACTGGTCTTGATATGGCTGCAGAAATTATCATTCCTAAGGCTAAAGTTCAGTCTAACTTTACTTTTACAATGGCGGCAAGTGGCGATCCTTCCACATTCGACTTTGTTATGGATGCATTCCCTGGATATACCAGATTTGATCGTACAAAGAAATTAATGTGCAAGATTCAGATTCTTGGTAGCGATAATGATGCAAAAGAGGCTGACGGAAGTCATGTTCATGAATCTTATCCAAATCCGGCATCCCCGGTTTTTCCGTAGGCGTAACTCCAACCCCTAGTATTGATATAAAAAATAGTCAACCAGTAGGAACTGATTCAATTCCTGCTGGCTGGGCTTTCGATACGGAGTTCCGCAATAATCAGGGAAAACTTAATGTAACAGTTAATGATGATACTATCGCAGTAACAGTTACAGGTGGCGTTGCTAACCTTGATGAATGGACATCTACTGATCCAGATCAAGCAACTTTTGGTGATAAACCTTGGATTGCTCTTGATATTGATACTGGATTGGATGATATTACTAAAGTTAAATATAATGGTGCTTTTCTTACAGCTCAAGATGTTGAAGATGCTTCTGCTTGGGGTCTTTCTGCAGGACACTTTATTCTTTGGCTTAAAGCAGATGATGTTAAAACGACTCCTGAAACCTTTACTTTGGGTGCGGAAGACGTTGAAACAAAGACTATTACAATTACAGTTGCAGACGCAGCTTAATACTTCGATTTTTAAAGCGGGAGGCGCAGTTGCGCTTCCCGCTTTTTTGTTATATAGAAAGGAAGTGAAAATATGGCTCAAATAACTTCTAAAATATTATTTAAAGGACTTCATGATAAAGAAGGTGTTCTTAGCGATGAAGATATAAAAGAAATATTGGATAGAAGTGCTGAAATATTATCTATTAATGAAACTAGTAAAATATTTACTAATTTGAGTGGATTTAATGATAGATTAAAAGAAATTGGAAAAATAATAGAACAAAATATAAAATTATATATATCAACAAAAGGAACAATAACAACAAAAGCAACTATAAAAAATAAAAAAGGAGAAATAACTCATTATAATGATCCTTTTACTCAATTTACTTTTTTAAAAGATCAAATGGTAAACAATATAGAAGAAACAAAAATGTTAAAAGAAGTTAAAATTGCATTAGGAGAAGCTTATTTTTTGATTATGAAATTTAGAGAAAAAATGACTAATGAAAAAATAAATTATGGTATTTATGCAGATTATACAGATGGAGATTGTGAATTAGTAAATATTACAGAAGAAAATATTTTATATTTTATGAATATAAATTCTGAAAGGATTGGTTTATCTCTTACTAAAACTGTAGTAGATAATATTAGAGAATTTATAAATGATGAAGAAAATAAGAATATAGGTATTGATATTAATATTATAAAAAGTAAAGTGTATAATAATTTTATTATGAACGGTTTATTAGCGTCTGATAGTGAATTAAATTTATTTGATAAGAAGAATACAGCAAAAGAATCTGGTATTTTTATAAAAAAAGCTATGGCTTATGATGAAAAAAATGAATTATATCAAAGATATTTTAAATATAGAAATAATTTTGTTAAAATGAAAGACGGGGTCGAGCATAGATTAAAATTTAATAGAGGCCATGTTGCTGAAGCTTTTGATATAGCATATAATAAATTATATGGAGAGTATGGAAGAAAAACGGCTATTTTTAATGATTATACAAAATTAAAGGATGAATTCGTAGCAAATTTATATTTTGATAATGTAAAAGCAATTAAAGGCGGTGATAATGCATTAGATTTAATGAATCAACGATCTATTAAAGCATATGGTAATGGATTGTATGATGTATCTACTATATATAATGATATAGTTAATTTAACATCAATTTTAGATTCTGTATTATCAAAAGAATTCAATCCTAAAAATAGAAATATGAGAAACGATATTAAAAATAAACTTATAAATATGTTTTTTGAAAGAGGAAAATATTCTTCAGATTCAAAATTTAATCAAGTCACAAAAAAAGCCGTTTCAAAAGTAATAGGAGAAATTATTAATAGTGAAATGACTTGACAAGTGAAAAATTTTTTGATATAATTATTATAAAGGTAGTTTTAAAAAAGGAAACAAAAGGAGGAAATAATCCATGAATTTTAAAGATATGGGTTTAACTTTAAATAAAAGTTTAAAAGTAATTAAAATTAATGGGAAAGATGTTGCGGTAAAACAATACCTTCCCGCAATTGATAAAAATTCAATTTTAGAAAATGCTATGCAACAGGCAGATCAGGGTACTATTCTTAATACTTTTGCTCTTGATGCATTTTTCCATGTATATCTTATTATTAAATATACAGATATTGAATTTGGAGTTAATGAATTAAGCGAGCCTTTGCTTTTATATGATATACTTGAGTCTAATGGAATTATTGATGCGGTAGTTGCTGCAATTCCTGAAGATGAATATAACTCTTTAAAAGAATATTTACTTGAGATGGTTAATAATTATCTTACTTATAGAAATTCTGCACGAGCTTTGGTTGAACAATTAAGTTTCTTTGCACCGGCTTCCGCAGAAAAACTTAAAGAAGTTGTAGATAATTTTGATGTTGATAAATTAAAACAAGTTGTCCAAATTGCTGATAAAACAGGAATGAATAATGGTCAACAATGATTAATAGATAAGACCTTACTATTATATATTAATAGTAAGGTCTTTTTTATTTAGTTCTATTTGAGAGAAAAGGAGGTTTAGAGATGGCTGAGAAGAAAAATCGAATAGATTTTTATTTAGATTTTAAAAAGGGTGATATGAATGCCCTTAAAGATTTAAAGAAAGATATTGCAGATATTCAAATGATGGCTGGAGACGCTGATTTTATAAGTGGTTTAAAGCCTAAAGAAATTCAAAAAATGACTGATGCTGCAAGAACTCTTAATACTGCTTTAGATCAAGCTTTTGATGTCAATTTAAATACTGTAAATATACAAAAATTTAATAATTATTTAAAACAAAGTGGTTATACTGTAGCTACTTTACAAAAAGATTTATCATATGCAGGAGTTACTGGTCAACAAGCTTTTTTAAAAATGACTGGACAATTAATGCAATTTAATACTGTAACAAAGCAAGTTAATAAATTTTTAGATGGCTTAGCTACTTCATTTTTTAATACTGTAAAATGGGGTATTATGTCATCTATTATGAATAATATTAGTGGTACTATTCAAAAAGCTTATTATTATGTAGAAGATTTAGATAGCGCTTTAAATGATATTCGTATTGTTACAGGTAAGAGTGCCGATGAAATGAAACGTTTTTCTAAGCAAGCAAATGAAGCTGCTAGAGCATTAGCTGTAACAACAGAAAATTATACTCAAGGTTCTTTGATTTACTATCAACAGGGTTTGGATGATGAAACAGTTAAAACATTAACTGATATTACTGCAAAAACTTCTAACGTAACTGGACAAACAATGAGTGTTGTTTCTGAACAATTAACTGCGGTTTGGAATGGTTATAAAGTTGCTAATGAAGCAGCAGAAAAAGGTATGCAGGTTTATGAAGAGTATGTAGATAAAATGGCTGCGGTTGGTGCTACTACCGCATCTGATTTACAAGAATTATCAACTGCTATGAGTAAAGTAGCATCTGCCGCATCTTCAATGGGTGTTACATTTGATGATTTGAATGCCCAGATTGCTACTATTGTGTCTGTAACTAGACAGGCTCCAGAATCAGTTGGTACTGCATTAAAGACTATTTATGCGCGTTTAGGTGATTTAAAAGTTGATGGAGTAGATGAATTTGGAGTTAAACTTGGTGAAGTTACCACTCAACTTCAAACTATGGGTATTAATATTTTAGATCAAAATGGCAATATGCGTGAAATGTCTAGTGTTATGGCAGAAGTAGCTGAAAAATGGGATACTTGGACTTCTGCTCAAAGACAAGCTGCTGCAGTTGCTATGGCTGGTAAACGTCAGTATAATAATTTAGTTGCATTATTTGATAACTGGGATATGTATGGAAAAGCTTTAGAAACATCTTTAAATGCAGCAGGGATTCTTGAGAAGCAACAAGAAACTGCCATGGAATCTCTTGCTAATAAGATGAATGTTTTAAAAGCAACCGCAGAGAAATTATATGGTGTATTATTTGACACTGATACAATAGGTAATTTTATAGAAAAAGGTATTGAAATATTAGATATAGTTTCTAATTTAACTGAAGCTCTTGGTGGATTAAATAATATTCTTCCTATGATTGGTTCTATTGGATTAACTGTATTTAGTGAACAGATTGGAAGAGACCTCTCAACTATTATAATAAATGCACAAAATGCTCAGAATAATTTAAAAAATATGGAAGCTAGTTTTCAAACATTATCTTCTATGTATAAAGATTCTGCATTATTTAATTCTGCGAATGGATCTGCTACACAACAAATTCAAGCAGATCAATTAAAAGAATTAAAAGTATATTATGAAGAAATGTATCAATATGCTTCTATAATGACACAAGAGCAAAAAGAGCAATATAACAATATCTTGAAACAAAAAGTTGAAATGGGTAGTCTTGCTATTGAAGTTCAAGATATGATAGATAATTGGAAGAATAATGATCCATATGGTATTATTAATAAAGAAATTATTCAAAATATTACGGATACAAAAGTTTGGAGTGCTGAGTCAAAAAGATTAAATAGTATTATTACTGGATTAGGTGCTGTTTTTGATGAAAATGAGATTACTATAGAAAAAATTACAAATCAACTTAATGGAGTAAGTGATCTTGGAATAAAAAGAGTAACTGCTACTTTTGAAAGATTAGTAAAAAGTGGTATGGATGAAAGTAAAGCATTAGAAATAATAATAAAAAATATTGAAAAAGTAAAAAATAGCGCTCAAAGTATTGTATATTTAGATGATAAAGTAAAAAATGCTACTGCGTCAACTAAACAATTAGGAGACGCTCTTAAAAATAATTTAAATACTACTAAAATGGTTATTGATATTACTAAAACAGTTGGAGCGTTGGGACAATTAGTTTCTGTTGTGAGTATGATTCAAAATATTGGTAATATAGCAGATAATGAAAGTTTGAGTCAAACAGAAAAATTTACTCAATTATTAGCAAATTTAAGTTTTACTTTACCTATGGCAGTGACTTCTTCAATTAATTTAGCTAAAGGAATTACATCTCTTGGTTCTGTTTTTAAAAATATTATACCTTCATTATTTAGTTTAAATACTTTACAAGAAGCAAGAATTGCATATAATAATGCTGAAAGAGTATCTACTTTACAAAACATACTTTTAGAACAGGCTAGCCAAAAAATTTCAAAAGAAAAAATTTTAAAATTAATAGAAGAAAATGGATTAATTGAACTTCATATTACTGCAGTTAATAAAGATACTAAAGAGCAAGTAAAAAATGCATTAGCTTCAAAAGGTATTATTGGATTATCTCCAGAAGTTATTGCTGCTATTACAGGAGAATGTTATGCTACAGAAATGAATACAATAGCAAAAAGTGCAGGAACTAAAGCTAATTTAGCTTTTGCCGCATCTGCTGGTATTATTGCTGTAGCAGTCGTTGCAGCTGCGGGGGCAATTTTTTATGCTTATTATAAAGAACAACAAGCGAGAGAAGCTGCAATAAAAGCAAGACAAGAAGAACAAAAAGCTTTTGAAGAAGCACATGAAGCAAAAAGAAAAGAAATTAAAGAGACTCAAGATTTAATTCAATCATATATTGATTTATATGCTAAATATAAAGATGGAAATGCAGAAAAATCTGTAATGGTTGAAAAAACTAATAAATTAGTTGATATATTAGGCGAAGAAAGAATTGCTGTTGCTAATTTAACTGGTGATTATGAATCTCTCAATAAAGAAATGAGAGAACATCAGAAGAATCAAATTCAGAAAAAAATTAATCAAAATAATCAAGAGATAACTGAAGCTATAAACAATTTAAATAATGTTGAATATGTAAAAGATTTTAGTTCTTCTAATATAGAAGCTACACAAAAAGTATTAGAACAAAATAATTTAACAAATTATTTTGAATTATCTGATACAGGAAATTTAAGACTTAAAGCAGAAAATGTAAAAGCAGAAAATGTTGGGGAAGTATATGGAGCTTTAAGTAGATTAATAAAAGCTTTTCCTCATTTAAGAAATGAACTTATAATGTTTGCTGGTCAAGTTGAAGATCAGCTTGGTAGAATACGAACTAATTATATTGAAAATGAATCTCTTGAAGTAGAAAAAAATGCAGCTGGTAAAAATTTAGATAG